AGGCTTGAGTGCTTTAAACACATCCCCTGGGAGGAGTTGGTCGGGAGCAGTATCGAAAACTGGTGTCCAACTATCTTCGCGTTTTGAGTAATCCTGTTCACGGATTTCCTTGCCTTCCTCTAATCTTTTTTGACCTGATGCAAGTAAGGGTTTTTCCCAACTAAGAAACTCTCCGTTTGGGTGACCCATAGGAATTACGTCGACACGTCCTTCTGTTGCAAACGCAATCCACGTAACTTTGTTCAAGATGGGGTGTACTCGTGCAAAATCGTCATCGCCTACAGTTTCAACGTCAAAGGCAAATGCTGGTTGCTTCAGGTAGTACTCAACCATCTCTGATAAACCAAGAGAAGTAGTAATGATATTCATGATGCTCCTTTTAAAAGTGTGGGGGGCTTGGAAACCAACTACGAAAAACCAAGCCCCCCACTTGTACTGGGACGATTACTTTGACGGACTAAGCAATCGAACGAGCAATCTCCAGCAATTCGGGACGAGGTGTATCCCAAATTACATCGGGCGTGAAGGGGGTTGCCGTTGCTACGAGTCCCTCGACCTGAGCAGGGTCAAGGTCCCAATCTTCTGCCAAGTCAGTCGGACGAACACGCTCTAGTGAGTATGTTGTCTGAGGTCCTGTACCCATGCGTGCAATTGAATAATAAAACTTATTCAATGGTCCACGCTTAGTGTCCTCATGTGCTGCCTTGATTTGACGGAACAAAGTAGGTGGTGCAGTAAGAATCATCGTTTTGGTTTCTTCTCCACTCAAGACAAGAACTGTAAACGCAAACTTACCTCGTGGCTTATCTCCAAGGATGTCGCATAGTGGGCAACCATCCTCATCAGAATCTGCGATGCAAACGAATGAACGCTTTCCTGATGAGCGGTCAATCCAATGTTGCTCATAGGCACGGAATGGTCCGTCACCAATGAACTTAATTAGTTGAGACTCTTCAGAGAACTTAAAGTCGTTTGGGTATTCGCCATCTTTAGCAGTTGACTTTAGGATTTTTGAGGCTGCATCCCATCCAGATTGAACGGTTGTGCCTACTTTAGGTGTTGCATTTTCGTCGTCTGCATCCAAATATGAATCTGCATTGACGTTAGGTGCTGAGATTGACATGTTTCTTCTTTCGGTAGTGAGGCTTTCGCACTCGGTTGGTAGTGAGGTCTATTGACTCTCGTTAGCAACGGACTCTTTCCAACGCGAAACAATCGCGTCGGTTAAGTCTGTGTGCTGAGACCATTCTACACGAGCAGTTCCCAAAAGACCTCTTTTTGAGAACTCTTCAATAGCAATTTCTATTAGTACTCTTGTGTAGACGCGGTTTCCACTTACCTTCTGACCATTTAAGGTCTTGGAACGTAAACGGTAGGGGGCTCTTGGTAGATACCCCTTCTTTTCCCACGAACGGATACTGATGATGCTCTTTTCAAGAGCCTTCGCCATTGCACCAATCGTGAAAACTTCTGTTTCTTTTCCTCCAAGGGTTTTAACAATTGGGTTAATGTCCCAATCGTCATCTGCAATTGCACGCCGTTTTTTTGCGGTAGGAGAGTCTGTTCTTCTCTTTTGCTTTGACCCTGGTTTGTACTCAAGGTCAGCAAATGATTTTAGAACCTCATCTTCTCCGCGTAATCCTGGCATTTATTCAGTCGCAATTGCAATCGCTTGCTTTAGTGCTTTAGCCCAAATCTCATACTCAACTGCTTTATTTGTATCGCCTTTTTTCAAAGCATTGATAATGAGTTCAAGGTGAGCAACATACTCATCTTTTAAGTCAGCAACAATTTTGTTACGAACGTTTGAGCCTGTTGGAAATGAAGCAACCTTTGGTTCTTCAGTAGAAGCGACGACTTTTGGCTTTGGGTTTTGAGCCCACTGCTTGTTGTGTTCTAAAGATGCCATGATTACTTCTTACTCAATGTTAGTGCCCAAACAATTTTTGCTGGGAACATCTCATCGACTTCTTCTTCAGTTAATGTGCCGTCATAAAGAGCAGCCATTAGTTCGTCTTCATCAACAACTTCAACAGTTTTGATAAGACGGTCTCTTAAACCTTTTTCTTCAATGAGAGTCATTGCAACGCCCTCATCAATTTTGCGTGATACACGCTTTTGCTTTTGAAGGCTAAGGTAATCATCAATTGCTTCTGGAAGTTCTAACCAGATGTTTCCCTTGTCGTCTTCAAAACCACCTTCATCAATTTGTAGGAAGAGTGCAGCCTTTAGTTCTTTCTGCCTTTCTTCATACTGGTCAATGTTTTTCTTTACAGCAATGTATTCCTTTGCTTGTGATATTAAGTCGTCACCAGTGAAGTCACGTGGTGCATCGGCTGCTCGTGCCATATTGCCTCCTAGATTTGGTTCTTAATTAAGAAGTTTAGGAGGCTACCGACTGTTAAGTCAACGCCCCCACGTTCATTGATTCCTGCGCCGTCAATGACAGCATCAGCAACTGCGTTCTTTTGGTTTAACATTTCAAACTGTCGTTCTTCGATTGAGTTCAAAACAATGAAGTCTTGGATAACCACGGACTTCCATGTACTTGATGCTCGTCGAATTCTAGAGTTACGTTGAACTGCTGTGCCTGAAGACCACGGTAAATCGTAGTTTACCAGTAGGTTGGCTTGGGGTAGGTCCACGCCATACCCGCCAGCATCAGAGGAAATTAAAACACGAACTTCTAAAGAAGTTTGGAATTCTAGTTTGGCAACTTCTTTTTCCTTAGAGTTCATTTCCCCTGAATAAATGCGAGACTCAATCTTCTTTAAGGCTAACCTCTCCTGCAACAAAGGCAGCATCCCCAGGTATGAAGCAAAGATAACAACTTTAGAGTTCTCGTCTGTCTCTATGTGTTCTGACACATAATTGACTACAGCATCCAATTTGGCGTGGTTTTTAGAAATGCTGTCTAAATGACCCCCTGTGGATAACCCGTAGACATAGGCACTTCCGTGCTGTCCTTCGGAGTCTTTGAATCTAGTTGAACTTTCAACTAAAAGGTTTGGGTGGTCGCAAAGCATTCGTAAAGAAGTTATCTTGGACATGATGGAACCACGCAGTGCATCTGCTGGGCTTCCTGGCTGATAGCCCTGTCCGTAGTGTGCTTCTATTGAAAATCCACCGCCAAATAATTCTTGGGCTTCCTGTAACTCATTAGACAAGTCCATTGCAATCTTCTCGTAAATATCCCGCGATTTGCTATCCATCTTGACTCGTACAGGGTCTAAGTGAATCGTTTCTGGCAGATACGGGGCAACATCTGGGTCAGACTGTGCTTTTCGAACCGAGGCTTCCTTCATCTTCTCATGCAGAAGAGGTAGGTTGCGATAACGCTGAACTCCGCCAAAATTGTTTCTTACAATAAAGGTTTTGTCGAATAAGTCAAAACGACCAAGGAGACCAGGTTCTACAAACTGCATAATGCTGTACAACTCTTCAGGCTTACCGTTTTGAATAGGTGTGCCTGTCAAAGCAAAACGTACAGGTATTGCACCAGCAAGTTCTTTTACCTTCTTTGTTCTTTTAGAACGAAATCCTTTGATGGCTGTGGCTTCATCGCACACTATTGCTCCAAAGTCTATATGCTTTAGAAGTTCCCAATCATTGACGATGGACTCATAGTTTGTAATAACGTAGTTCTGGTATTCAGCATCTGCGTATTGAAGTGTTCGTGCTGCTTTAGAGCCATCAATAACAATCGAAGTTGCGTCAGAAAACTTCGCTATCTCACTTGCCCATTGATATTTAAGACTTGCTAAAGCAATTACCAACACAGGCTTCTGACCTCGTATTTGCTCCATTGCAGCAATAGTCATACAAGTCTTACCAAGCCCCATCTCATAAGCAACAAGCATCTTCTTGCGATTAGCCATACGTTCTACGGCTTCAACTTGATAAGGCTTAAGAGTCCCCTTAAACAAGGTACGCCCTCTCACCAAAAATCATGTCACGTGCATTTGCAATCCCAAATCTAATGTCCTCTTCCAGCATATCGCCTGGGTCTTTTGCATCAATTCCGTTGTAGTTAAAGAAGTTAACCTCCATACCATACTTCTTTGCAGAAACTAAAAAGTTTTCACATGCTTTACGACCAGCATCGTCAATGCGAGGGTTATCAAAGGCTGCAACTATTCGGACACTTCTACCCAACAGTTTTCGTTGGGTGTCACTGACTAATGCTCCAAAAGTAGCAACAGCACCGTGTACGCCAATACTTTCTAACCTCACCACATCTAGGGGAGATTCAACAACAACTATTTGCTCGCTGCTCATGTGCTTGTAGCCAAAGAGCGTGTGAGACTTCTTTATGCCTGTAGGACGGTTTTTAAAGTCCCGCTTACCTTCTGCTTTTTCTTGCCAACCCATTAGTTCATCAGTGTAGGGGTCACGAATGACGATAATCCATTTATCTTTATCCCAAAGCACTTCGTACTTCTTACATGCTTCTGCAGTTAATTTTCGTTTTTCTAATGCCCATGCTGGTGGCTCTGTAAAGAGGGCAAGACGTGCTTCAGACATTGGAATCGGTTTCGGTAAAGAAACATACGCTGGCATGTTCTTTAAACGATTGCCCAATTCTTCGACGGACACTTCCTGCATGTTAGCAAGCCATTGTTTGACCTGCTCATAGTCGACTACGCCGTCCTCTTCAAAGAATCCCTGAACGTGTCCAACTAAGGTAAATACGCTTCCCTTCCAACCACAAGAGAAACAAAGGTTTGCTCCTGTTTCTTGGTTTATCCAAAAGGATGGGTTGCGGTCTTCTTTACCAAGGTTCTGCACGTGTAAAGGACAATGGCAAAGAATTTCATCTCCACGTTCACGGATAGTCTCAATGCTGAGATTATCTAGAACCTCTTTGATGTTAATACTCACGGCATAATTCCACGTTTACAAATAGCACAACTAGCCATCTTGGTTTCTTCGTGGAAGCAACCTGTTTCCCAATTCCAAGTCAATACGACTTCTCGTGTAGGACAGTTACGGCTGGCTACAATCTTTAGATTACGCAGGTCGTCGTAGTCAGGTACTGGTTCAAGACCAAGGATTACATCTGAATCTTGGAAGAAGGAAGATGAGTAACCGATAGAGTCTGCGGAAACTTTTCCACCCTTCATCTTCCATAACAGAGTCTGTGTAGTTACAACTACAGGTATGTCGTGGCGTTGAGCAAGGCGTTTTAAAGCACGAGTAATGTTAGTAATAGATTGAGGTGTGTTCATCTCGCCAGTCGTTTCATCCATCATGAGATAAACACCATCAACAAATACAATGCTTGGCTTTAATTTAGTGATGGTGGCTGACAGTGAGGCAACTGTAAGTCCGTTAACTGCATCAACTAAATGAAATGAGTTTGCCATGCCGTCCATTGCTTTAAGCATGTCGATGTATCGCTGCTCTTCATCTGCAAAGAGTTTTCCTCGACGTAAACGACCATGTGAAACTTGTGCACGAATTCCATCGTGACGTTGTTGTTGCTCACGGTTTGTCATTTCAAAAGACTGGAACATTGGAACCCCACCATTGGTGTGAACATGGATTGCCATGGCGAGGGCTATTTGTGACTTACCTGTTTTAGGAGGAGCAATTACCGTTACTAACTGTCCTCCCTGTAATCCCGCAGTTGCTTCATCGATAACATCAAAGCCTGTGGGAATTCCTAGCATGGTGTGATTTGCTAAATCTTGATACTCAGCAAAACGACCTTCTGCATCCTTCGTTAAATCAAGTTCGTTAGTTCCTTGAACACCAGAAGCATTAACACGAGTGAGTGTTGCTTCCATAGCAACTAAAGCACCTTCGTGGTCGTTGCTGGTTAGTTTGTCTACAGATTGCTCTAAACCTTGACGAACTATAAGTCGTCTGCGGAATGCAACTGCTTGGTCAACAAGAAACTCTAATGAGTCTTGTACATCTAAAATTTTGTAGGTGGGGTAATGGTCTTTAACAGTTACTGCAGTAGGCACTTCTGAGTATTCGGTGTAATGGCGTATGACAAACTTCCACACATCAACGTTGTCTTCATCAAGAAACCAATCGGCTTTTACGCCACGTTGTATTACTGGAAGTATGTCTCTGTCGCGAATTACTTTTGAAACTAATCTGTGCTCGTTATCTGCTGCCACGTTATGCCCCTCTTACAAGTTATCTAGTTCTACGCCTTTCGAGCCATACATTGCAACACGACTCTGTACATCAATTACTCCACGCAGATTGACTCGGTACGGCAAGTCATCTACAAGTTCTTGGGTGGAAGTGTATACCTGAGCAAAATTAAATGGATTTCCGCCACGCCTGTCAAGAATGTCCATAACCTTATCAAGCAATTGCTGGTCCCACCCGTCTGATTCAATTCCAGCAAGTTCGACAGATAATCCATAACGATTTGTTAAGGTCCACAATTTTGCAATCTCTAACTTCTTTAAGTCGCCAATACTAAAAGAAGTTGTTGTACGTAATAATTTACGTGTTGTTTCTTCTTTACGATTTGCAACTACATCCGCAAGAACAATAATGCGGGCAGGGGTTTCGTTAGAGATGTCGCCGTTTCTCACAGCACCTCAACTCGTGCATATTTAAGAACAAATGCTCGGAATGCTTCTGCGGTTTCACTTGCTTGTTCAGCAAGTTCTTCTGGGATGTTATCTGGAACCAGAATCGCGTAGTGTCCGTCGTTCTCTTCCATACGGACTTTAATAAAGTCTGTATGTTTGCAAGAGTTGCGTACTTTGTATGTAGAGCAAGAACAGCGTGGCTTTGGGTCGTCAGGACTTAGTTGCACTTCATACACACCTGTGGGTGAGATGAACAGTTGCACTGTACGCCACGAATCCAATTTTGAGCCTTTCTTCATGCTCTAATCCTCCGTAAGTCTTGGTTAACTAATTTCACTCGGATGAATGCTTCGTTACCAAAACTTTCCATTGCTTTGCTGTACTGGGTTCCCCAGTTTTCCAGCAGAACGTTGGTGGTAACTATTGTAGGAAGTGCACGGTCATATCGACTGCGTAAAATCTCATCAAAAGATGTATCGTCGTATTTGCTTCCGTACTCTTTGCCCAGGTCGTCAAGGATTAAAAGACGGACATTTAACCAATCTTCTTTAGCCCTTCCGTGTAATCCCTCGATAATGCGGTTTAATTCACGCTTTTCATCAGGGTCTGCATCAAAGGTTGATTTCTTCAACGACATAAACTCTGGGTATGTTAAGTAATAGATAGGACGCGAGAGCATTCCGTAGTCATCTGTCTTGCTGTACTTAAGTATTTTTCTGGCTTCAATATCATCTGTTGGCAAGCGACGGACGAACTCCATAGCAGACGTAACCGCCATAGTTGTCTTGCCAAGACCTGGCCCGCCATCAAGCAGGAGACCGACACCTGTCAGTCCGAGACCACCCACCTGCTTGATGACGGTTCCAGCGAGCATCTCATCTAGCCATTCCCCAATGGCAGACGGGACCTCCGCGTTTAAGTCTGTTGGTTCAATACCTAAAAATCGCATGGGGATATTGGAATTACGCATTAACCAATGGCGGTGTAAAGACGGAAGTTGCTCAACCTTATACGTCAACTGTTACTCCCTTGTCGTCTGTGTACTTGCCTTTGCCGTTTGATGTAATACCTGTTTCCTGAAATGTTAGTACAAAGTACTTTTCTCCTGGAAACAAAATACTTGTAACAATGTCAATAATCTTTGCTTTCCATGCTGGCATCTCAACAATAGCAAGTACTGGAAGTGTTGGCTTTTTCTTAGGCATCTAGTTGTCACCCATAAATAATTCGTAGATAAGCCAACCGATTGGGATGCCAATTAAAATTCCAAGAATAAGTGTGAGGTTCATTGTCCGCCCCAACCTCCTCCCTTGAATTGAACTGCAGGTGGTGTAAATACTTTGCTCATAGGATTGCCACAACGGTCGCAAGAAGGACGCTCTGTTGAATCAAAAGACAAGTGCATCTCTACAACGCTTCCTTCGCAGGTGTCGCATTTGAAGTCATACTTAGGCATTGAGTTTCCTTTCATATCGCTCCAACGCATTGCGCCCTAGCAGGGTGTTGTGGAATGCCGTACCGTCGGAAGCATAAAGCATGTCCTCACTTTCAACGACTGGTTCTTGGCTCATGTCGCCAAGACGATTAAGACCTAGGTTCTCCCGAGCCTTATTCATGTGAGTTCTAAACATTGCCAAATAAACTTTATACAAGTGTGGTGCTTCATTGCCAACGTTCTTAAAGTTGCTCTCATCTGCCATAAACATCTTTAACAACTCTAGTTCGACCAGGGCTGTCGTTTGGTGCGTCTTTCGCATCTTGGCTAATGCACCCGACAAGTTGTAGACGTTGACCGTTCCTGGCAACCATGGGAAGCGTCGCCCGACCAGAAAGGAAAACTCTGCAGCCACATCGCGGACTGTCCAATGCTCTTGTGGTCTTTTGCCTCGTGTCTTTGGATTGTTGCGGGGCACGGACTCGGCGGTTTCCTCGGTGTCCAACTTGCCGATTCCACCGATTGACTCGTCGGACTCTTGTTCATCTCGCCATTTACGATTCATTGTTTCCTCATCGATTTTGAGTATTTTTATATTTTCATAACTTATTAACTTATTAGTATTAGGTACTAATGGCTTATGACTTATTGACTTAAGCACATAGCCATCTGTACCAGTTGTTGTTCGCCTCTGTGGAGGCGGTGGTGTACCTTGCCATAGACTCTGTAGAGGCGATGGTGAAAGGGTGTAGCGACTTGTTGTGTACTTGCCAAGGTTTCTTTTTCGCCGTTGCGCTACGAGATAACCGTGCCCCTCTAAAGCCTTGAGAGAGGCTCTGACATGAGAATCGCTCTTGGTTGAGGTAAGTTCCCCAAGGTGGGCGACCGAGGTCTCCACGACCCCTTTGGAGTCGGCTAAGGAGTTGATGATTACAAGTAGTCGGAATTGGTGGTGGGTTAGTTCTTGACTCATTCAGGCTTGCGGTATTTAAACCGACCCTCCCCGTTGATGTTGTCCATAACCATTTTGTAGACAACTGCAGTCAGGGAGTCAACGAAATCTTCAATGACGTGGCTCAAATGTTCTTCAAGGGCTTCTGTCTCAACGTCGATGATGGATAGCCCATCTGCAATATCCCAGAGTTCTGTTCTACCTCCGCCAAGATGTAAGACGGCTTCAAAGGCTTCCTCTGAGTCATCCCACGCAATTGCTACTACGTCATCGTCTTGAAGGTCGTTCATTAAGGAATCAGTTTGACCTCCCTGGCGGACGGGAATACCGCGTTCTGAAGCGGTCATCATAATCTGGTCGTAGGTTTCATTTGGCTCTGCATCTGGCAAAAGAATTTCTGTGAAAGGCTTTTTGTCTAAGAGCGTTCGCAAACCCATAGTTACATCAATGTCATCTGCTGAGCCGATAATTAGTAGTCGCATTAAAATCTCCTTGGGGCTTGGATTATTGCTGGGCGGTCAAGGAGCATTGTAATGCCTAGTGCTACAAATGTAGATGCGGGGGCAAGCACCAAGAAATCAAGTGGCAAGTAACCCATGATGTACAGGATGCCTACAGAAAAGGGCAACCCAATAATTCCCTTGAGTTTTCTAAGGTCGATGAAGGTGTCGATAAGTCCTACGAAGTATGAAACTCCTAGGGCTGTGATGAGGATGTCGATTAGTGTGGTCATGGGAGGAGAGTACTACTTTCCCCGCCAAAACTAAATCACTGTGTCGCTTGTGCCTTCTAAACCCTTAAATGAGCGGATTCTGTACGGGGCGTTGTAAGGAACCCAGTCTTTAAGTGTCAGAATAATGCGAGGCATCTTAGACAAACGGTTTACGTAATAATACGAGTAGGAGGCATGGGCTGTTCCTGACCAGAAAACACCTACGTCTTGAGGTAGTGAGCCATCAAAGTAATCAGTTGGAGTAAAGGATTGTTCAACCTGTACTGCATCTATAAAGACGTTTTGTCCAGTAAGAGTGCCTGTTAACCCTACGCTCAATGTGATGTTGCCACTGACAGAGAGACCTTCAGGTACAAAGAGTGACACATAGTACCTTTTCCACACTGTTGTTAATGCAGCAACTGTTGTTGCTGTAACTGAACCTGGACCATTGTCATCTACTGCTGTGATGTTTACATTGACCGATGCTGCTGCAGATGCTTTTAAGTAGCAAGAAAATGTGTATGACTGTCCCTCTGTAAGTTTGTATGTGGTTGGGACTTTGTTTGCGTTTGCGGAAACAGCCAAACTATTCTGCCCAGATAACCTCATTGAATAGGCTCCTGGCAAACCTGCTGGTACATCCGCTACTCGTGTTTTTGATGAGTTTGTTGTCCAGTTATCGGTGTTTGTTTCAAAAGAAGGATTAGCAATAATGTTTACTTTTCTTGGTTCAAGAAATACGTCAAATGCTCTAGCCTCATCAAATGTAGAGACCTTTGCTGCTTCGCCAAATTGAACCATGTCAATGTTATAAGAATTTTGATTGCGGAAAATTATTCGAAGACCTGCGTATACCGCTGTTGCAGGAGAGGTAGCGGTCTGCTCAATTCTTTGATACACGCCCGTAGTTCCGTACACAGTGCCTTCAACAGCACCGCCAATCTGTGCTCCTAAGTAATCAAACCAAAAAATTTGAGCAACAAGACTTCCATTTGAGTCTGAAGCAGCGTGATAGGTAAACTTATATGAGGTGCTTGCATTAACAGGTATACCGTTTTTTACAGGGTTATCGCGTCCAAGAGACATTGATGAGGTATTAGACACGGAACCTGTAGCAGCCACTTGTGTGACATTTACATCAGTATTTGCATAAGTAAATGTTGTTGGGGTAGGGACAGAGACAACGCTGACATTGCCGTTAAATGAAGAATCCACACCTGTTACAGCAACAGAATCACCTGCAATTAATCCGTGAGCAGCACCTGTAGTTAATGTAGCAACGTTGTTTAAGCGCGATTTAAAAGTAACAACTGATACAGCAGTAACCATGCGACCTGACCACACAGTATCAATTGCATTTGTACCCGTTGGTCCAGGCTTATTGCTAACGGCAGTTAAAGTTCCGTAAGTACGTGTCCAACGACCAATTGATTTAGTGAATGAAGAGTCTTGGGTATCTAGCATAAGGTTTGGAGATATGGTGACTGTTGGGTTATAGCCACTCAATGCTTCGATGTAATTTTGGATACCAGTTAGAGTTCCTTTAGTTTGGTACAGGTAAATTGCTTCACGTATTAACTTCTTTTGATTACGATATGGAATACCACGCTCTGGGGTTAGCCCCAAACTATTTTCTAATGCGGGCAAAAGTGTAGGGGGAGTTTTACGACGACCGTAGGAAGGCTTTACTAATTCCGCATACGTTAATGTTTGGTCAAATGTAAACGAGAATCCTTGAAGAAAGTTATATATAAAACTATTAGGGTTTGGAATCCCTGTTGGGCTTTGTTCTAGACTTGTGTATACCTTTGGCAAAATTTCAAATAAAGTTTTTTGACTTCCGCGATTTTCTGGCATTAAAGCAGATGCGTAACCAGCAGGAATCCAAACGCTGTTGTTTGTAAAAAGCCAAATGGTGTAATAAATAAACTGACCTGGAGTTACAGGAAGGTCGTTTGAGGTTATACCATCAGTAAAGTTATCTTCTCCGTCTACAAAACTATTGCGACTTACTAAACCGCTTAAAGAAGTTGTAGAGGCTTGTTCCCACAGAATTACGCCATCTTCTTCTGTTTCAGGAAAATTATCGTTGTTTCTAACAAGACGAATTTTTGTAAAATTTCCCGAAGGCGAGTTCCAATAAACAGATAGTTTCCCGTAGTCAATGGCAGAAGCCTCCATCGGCTCTGCATTGTAAATAAGGCGAGGAGGGTTTCCATAAACCGCACCACGATAGACAGCACTTAAATACTTTGCCATCTAGACACCTACACAGTTAATTGAATAGCGTAATAAGTAATCTTGAGAGGAAAACCTGTGCCTGAGTTACTGTTTTGAACGGGGACGTTCATATCTACTTCATAACCAAAAGAAGTTGTACTGCGACTCTTGACTGTTACAAACCCATTTACACCTGTAGTTGGAAAGTTAACCGTAGCAATAACAAAAGGAATTTGGGTAAAACGTCCTAAATCAAAGTTCTTAGTTCCGATAATAAGTGAGTCACCATTAGCAGAGGTAACTAAATTAACAGTTCCTACTTCAAAGGCTGTAGGTACTTGAGCAGGACGAACAATCGGAGCGTTAAAGGTGTTAGTTCCTGTAAATGTATTGCTGGCTCCTTTGTTCGCAAAGGCAGTTAAGTCAGGGTAAGCAATTGCTAGTGCTTCCCACTCAGTGCCACTCCATACTCGGACTTCTCTGTAATTAGGCATAGTTACTCACTAACTGGTGGTGTGAAGTTTGTGCCGTCCCATTTCCAACCAAGTTGCGGGTTGTTTTCAGCACCACGGGTAAACTCTACAACTGTTGGGTTGCTGAGAAATACAGCAGCGTGACGCTCATCTGTGCCCATAACTATTACAACTTCGTCATCTAGGATGAAGGCGAGGTTCTTTGTTACGTCTGGATTGCTAGGTGTGATTTTTCTGGTGATTTGTTCAGTCATTTGATTCTCCTTCGGTAGATACTGTAACAGAACCCCATTTACCTATGGGGCATGAAGCATGAGGCAATTCAGCCTTTTTAGTCATAAAGCAACCGCATTTCTTGCAAGTCTTAGTGGCTTGAATAAGGAATGGGCAATTTAAACAGTGGTTGGTGTATCTATACTCGTAAGTCTCGGCATCTACCCTTCCAATTTTTGGGTTAACTAAATCCCAAGGACGAACAGAGTCACCAGCCTGTTTTTCTTTCCAAATATCCCAAGGTCTTTTTTCCATATTATTGTCCTAACGCTTTTACTTTTATCGAACCTATTGTACGAGCATCTTCAAAATTACTTGCACGTGACATTACCCCATATCCCGTACCCGCTGAAGTAAAGGTGTTTGTAGTAAATGTGCCTATAGCATTTGTGTATAGGCTGTCAGTATACGCCGTTGCAGTCAAAGTGTTGAGGTTTCCTACAACCTTTACGGCACTCCATCGAGAAGGGACTTCAACAGAACTTACAACAGAAAAAACACCGTCAACCATTTTAACTACCTGTAAATAGTAGAAATTTGTGTAGTTAATTCCTGTGGCTGATTGAACGCATCTTTCATAAGTGCCAGCAAAGCAACAAGCGTACAAAGGAACATTAGTAAATCCATCGGGACCACACTCCTGGTAACTTCCCACTACACCGTATGCCTCACCACCTGGGCAGTACTCAAACTCTACGATTCGTTCCTCAAAGATGGGCTCACAGACTGGTTCTTGCTTGACATAACCACAGACGCGTTTAGTGGTACAGACAATATCTCTGTCAATACATTGTCCACGTGAGCCATATTTAACACATTTGTTTACGCAAGTCTCTACGTCTTCGCACTCTAAGACGTACCCGCCTCCAGTACATCCGACCTCACCCGTGTCAACTAACTCAATTCGTTCACCAATTACATAACCAGCAGGACAATAAAAGTCGTAAATGTCCCCTGAAGTTAAAGTATTGGGCGGGTCACACCGCAAAGTGTAATCGTAGGGTTCAGTACATGCTTGAATACAGTACGAAACAGTTTCAGATTGAACACAGTATGAGTAAGACTCAGCAGTTTGGTTGTAAAACGGAAGAACTCCCCACCAGTTGTTTGCGTCTTCAACACGTACTGCAACACCTGTTCCTGGCGTTAATTCGTTTGCTTCAAGTTCAAAATCTATAAATCCTAATTCAACATTCGCTAATGGGTAGTCTGTTTTAGTTCCTGTAGTATTAGCAGCGTTATCTTTAATTTGCCACAAACTTCTTAAGACAGACCAAGCCTGACCAGAAATTGCAACACCTAAACCACTTTGCGTATTTGCTCGACCAAAGTCATCCTCTAATTTGTCTGCCCAAAATTGCTTCCACTCACCTTCAACTTTTACATAGCCGAATTGAGCCTTCTTCCAACCGCCATTTACTTTTGCAAATAGCCCAGAAGCAGACTTAAGGTTACCCGATACTCTAGAGCCGATAGCCATGTGTATCCCTTACGCGATGTACTTAATCCAGATGTCTCCGTTATTACCACCAGTTGGGTCTGAAGTTGAGACCGTGATGTTACGAAGACGGGATGTAAGTGCTTGGTCTCCTGTAAGGGTTCCTCCTGTGATTTGTAGTGTTGTATCGGCAGCAAGTACGGCAGGAGTTGAGTCTGAATCAACCCAAATTGTTCCTGTAGGTAATCCAAGAGCAACAGCATCTGGTTGGGTAGACCCCATAAGAATTGGCTTTAGTTCTTGGTTATTGACAATTACTTTTCCATCTTTATCAATTTTGGTTAAAACCGAACCAGCAGATGTTGTAAATCTAAGCAAGTCTGCTGCTTGGCTAGTAAATCCTTGGAGGGTAAGGGGAACTGTGCCAGAGTTGGCTGGCTGAATTGTGCCACCAGTAAATTTTAGGTATTGATTATGTACATCGCCTTTGATACCTTTTTCGATGTTAGCAATGCGAGCAGAAAGGGTTGCAAAGGTAACTGTGGTGTCATCAAATGCACCTACATATCCGCCCGATACGTTTGGTGATACACCAACCGATGCTTCAATTGCAGTAATTTCTTCTTGGATAGCATTAACGTGCTCTGCCAAAATGATGTCGGTAAAGTCCGTTTTACTTTGAAAGGACTTGACCCCTGATGGGTATACAGCGGGCATTGTTTTCTCCTAATCTACCTTGCTATTTTCTCGGGTTTAAAGAGGTTTGACTGCCTTAACCACTAACCATTGCTGGTGTGGGTATGGTTTTGTGTAGTTCTAGTAGCCAATGTAGTTTTAACTTGAGCCAGGCTTGTCTCTAAAACCTTGATTTTATTAGCCATAGCCAAAATGGTTGCCATAAGGTCAACTTCATTAGTCCCGTCATTTTGACGAGCCACCGTTACATACCCAGTTAGTGGGGCTAGGTCAACAGTATTGGGAACAGGCTCAATATTGATGTGCCTATTCTGTTGTAAGTTTTTACCAAATGAACCTATCCAAATTGGGTAAGCAGGGTCACCTGCCTCAAACTGAATCCAAACACCCTCTCCAACTTCAGGAATGTATGGGCGTTGCCCAGCAACAAAAAGAGGCCAAGCCCAAGGCCAGTCTTGTGTAATGGTTTCGCCTCCACCAAGTTGTGGAATCTTTACCTGTATACGGCGGTGACCTTCTGGGTCTTTATTCTTCATGACAACCCCACGGTATATCCCGTAAAACTTAAGGGAGTCTCCATTCATTACAAGACCTCAAGAAGAATATCTGCTTCGCTAAATACAAGAACCTCATTATCAAGTGCTTGAATCTGAGAAAGGCTTGGTGTGCCACCACTCTTAAAGAGGAACTGACATTTGGCTCGTGTAATTCCAGGAATGTTTTGCACAACAAATTCAATGTCTTGAGCAGTAACAAGTTCGCCAAAATTAACGTAGTTATAACTAAAGTTATCAACTAAAGCAGAACGAAGGTTGCCCTCTGCTACTGCTGTTGTGTATTGAGGGTCACGTGCGTATTGAATGTTCATAGTTACTGGAACATAAGTTGGACGTGTAATAGTTAAAGATACTCCAGCCAAAGTTCTATCCGATAAGAAAGAGACAACGGTGTCGCGAAGGTTTGTCCATTCAATAGTTGCAGCACCCACGTTATCTACACCTGGGGTTGCGTCACCATCATTGTCATCACGTTCTGGTGCAATGTACAAAGTTACTGATGTCCAACCGCTAGATACAGCCTTTGCTTTACCGCAGTTATCTACAGAAAGAGCAAGGTTCTCGTAGTCTTCTAAAGTGATTGCACGACCTGTTGTACGAAGAAACTTTGGAGCATTACGGCGAATAGAATCATTTGATTCAGGGTCTGAACCGCCTGTTGCAGAGTCAAGATTGGCTACATCTATTACACCTGAAAGTGCAGCAATTTGAGCCTCAGAAAGTCCTGGAACATATACAAGGTTATCGAGTGTTCCTGCTGCAACATTTCCTACACTTCCACCTCCGACAGTGTATTTAACACGAACTGCTGCGTGAACAGTAGGGATTGCTCCAGAGATACCGTCTCCAAACAAAACAAAAAGTCGATTATTTTTATCGTAACGAGTTGTAAACACGCTGTCATTTGGTCCAAAGTCAATTAAATGTTGGACTTTAGTCCACTTTTTAAAGGTGTTTCCACTTTCAACATACACCTCAATACTGTCGGCTACTACAGGGTCGTCATCAATATCAAATGTTTGGTCTGATGTTCCATCAGAACTACCCAGCAAAGCACCATAAACATTCCCTGCTTCAACAGTGTTGTACTCTCCCTCTTCGCAAAGGGTGAACTCTTCACCTCGTGCACCACTAGCAAATGCTGGAACTTGAATAGTTTCTAAGGTTGAGTAGGTAATTACTTTAACTGAGGTATCAGTAATAACTTCGCCTTGTATACGAGTTCCTGCAGGAATTGTTACAATACTTCCTGAGTTGTTGTAAAAGGTAACAAAAGTAGTAGCGTTCTTGTAACCTGATGGAGCATATCCATAAGTTTCTGCAATTGCTAAAATTGTGTCGCGTTGGGTTGCTGTGGCAATAAACTGCTCATTTGCAACTCGGTCAATGTAATAGTTAGCGATGTCCCCCATGTAGGCAAACGCTTCTACTAAAGCAAGGCCAAAGTCAGCGTTGTCGTTTCCAGCCCAATCGGGGATTCTGTCTTGAATACGAGCAATCAATTCAGAACGAATTGCGTAGTAATCTCGATTTGTATAGTCAACCGTTACGGGTGTTTCGTCAGCCATTATAGGTACTCCTCAACTGGTGGGTTTTTACCTGCAATAGCCACCAGTGCTACTACAGTGTTAGTTTGTTCGTCATTTGGTAACCCGTACACAATGTCAAGATAAACGCTTCCATTGGTTGGGTCAGTGTTAATTATAGTGTCTACCAAAGTTAATGCTGGTAGGTATGTTGAAAATGCCTTTTGAACCTCTACTGGAATGACTTCTTGCATTCGTTCTGTAGAGTTAAACAGGCTTTCTGGAATCTCTGTCCCAAAAGTAGGGTCCATCACTCTTTCTCCTACCAACGTACCAATAACAGAAAGAACACGGTCAGACCAAAGTTTAGACTGGGATGTAGTGAAGTTGATTGAGCCGTAAGCGTTTAATGCAAACGGAAGAGAGATAGCGACTTCAGCCATGTTAAACCTTCCAAGTCTGGTTAGTTATCGTGTACCCACTTTGGGTCTCGTTGTACATAAATACATTTTTTGACGGAGTAGGTTTTGCGGGAAGTGACAGGTTATCGCCGTTTCCAAAGTTTGTAAGGTTGAGTGCGGGCATCATGGCGTTTCCTTTGGCACGTTTTTGCAAAGAAACCGTTTCACCACGCCCATCGCTTACTACGACTCCATCTGCAAAGTAATGCCCATCTTTAGTCATGGTATGAACGACAGACCTGACTAACCAATAGCCATCTGTGGTTGAGTCTACGCCTAGAATCTCCACAAGATTAAAGGGGCGAATACGTGGGTCACCTTGAGCGTAAAAACTGGCTGGCATTTGAAACCGCGTTTTTTCTGCTTTTGCTTTAGTAAGGGAATCCGCAAAAGACTTACTATTTGCAACATCAAGGCTAGAGTTGTCTGTAAAAATTACTTGGGCAGCAGTTTTCTTGATGCTTTTTGTTGCTTTGTTAACTGAAGAGTATGACTTTCCTGTGATGGGGTCTACACCCGTCAAGGTTTTACCAGAACGAATTGGTTGGTCTGAGTCTTCTACAAAGTCACTAATCATTGGTTCAAATTTGTCTAGCGTTCTTTCAACAAGTGAGTGAAAGGGTGGAATAAAGTCGTCTGAAAACTTTAAAAGAGGAATTGCTCCAACATTCTTTTGAATAATCTCATCAAAAGACTTAAAGTAAATAGTAGTGTTTTCCACCCAAACCACATAACCAACTTTGTAGGCTAATTCATGTAAGAATTCCCAATAGGACATGCCGTATTGAGATATTTGAGCAAATCTTCCCTGATGCGGAGTTACTATTGCTTTCATTTTTACTTTTTTTGCAATGCTTTGAACAATTTCTGGAACTGTTTTATTTACCCAAGTATTAGCCACACTGTCTTTAAGAGGAAAAGAGGCAGCAACACAGCGAATCTCAATTTCATGGTCTACTTGAGCAGCACGAGTTCTTTTGTAAGAAATTACGTGTCCATAAAACGAACCTTTGGCTTTTCTATTATTTTGCCAAGTAATTTTGACCAAAGTTCCCGTCTTTAGTGCTTTGTGATACCAGTTAGTTTGTCTCTGGAATCGAAGCACAGCAATATCATGACTACGTTCTTCTTGAATGATAGTGATTTTGTATGGCTGATACTTAAATGTAGGAAACTCAGGAAATGAAACAGAGTACGTGGTATTAAACCGCGACTGTTCTCCTTCTGGAAGATTATTAAGAGACATTTGGTATCCTCAGAACTGTTCCAGGGGCAATTTCAAATGGGTTAGAGATTTCAGGGTTAGCATCCATAATTTGCCACCAATACTCTGGGTCAGCAAAGTATTTAGCAGAAACCCTATCGATACGGTCTCCCTCTACCCATTGATAGTAAACAACGGGGGTTAACACGTCTGGAAACTTACGAAGAACAGTAAGGTCGTATTGCAGTTTAGTAGTGTTATACGCTTTAAAAATTGTTCCATCTGCATATCTGCTATCTAAAAAAATCAATCCCTATTCTCCTTCTTCTTAGGCAGTGGCATGTCAAAAAACCTTGAACCTGAAATAGTTATTACAGTCAACATTGGAACCATTCTATCGTTAAACAAAATATGGTTAACTCCGATGCTATTAAGCGATAATAAATAACGAAGCCCATCTCCTAAGTGAACTTCAACTGGAACACGAGCAATCCAACCTATGTCAGAAGTTTTGCCTCGCATAATGCTGTTGTAATCATTTTGACCACCGTGAAGTGCACGGAACAAATACTCAAGGTCATACATCGTTCCTTTGCGATAAATCTCTTTTAGTTGTGTTGCATCTACTTCTTCTGGGTATAAGTCTGTAGACCCAAATGTTGTTCCACCTAAAGACAAAGTTCCGTTAGACTGAATAAATGAAAGGTCATCAATACGATTTAAATACAGTTCAAAACTAACACCACCCACGTTAATAGGAGTAACAGGGTTAAACACCTGCATTTCATCTCGCATAAGTTCAGGAGACATTTTATCCATAGAGCCGTAGGTAAGGCTCACGCTTGTTGGGTTGTAGTGAAACCTAAATCCATAAGGGTTAAGGTCTTGATACGTTACCTGCTTAACGTCTTTAAACCTTGTTTTAAGGTGCTTTGCAGTTTCAGAGTACATCTGAATTGCTCCACGATTTCCATTAGGGCTTTTAAAAGCATCACTTAAAGCGTTTAACATGGTTGTTGGTAAAGTTTTTTGTGCTTTTGTCAGGCTTGTTTGAAGAGAGTTGCCTGTTGAACTAGAGAAGTAAATACTCTTTGCTGCTGGGGCATTGTAGTAATACTTTGCAATTGTAGTAGGTCCACCAGAAGCGTTTTCCCCATTTGTGTTGTTATTACCACCAGTGTCAAGAAGACCGTTGCTGGTTTTATTTGTGATGTCAGTAAGTTTTGATAGAACACTGTTGTATGAAGACAAAGAACTTTTAGCAACATTAAGTCTTGAACTTAGTGCTCCCTTTTGTTGTTCTAAATCTTGTACTTTAAGTTGAGCGGTCTTATATGCTGCTTTTTTAGTTGCATTACTAGGGTCTGCAATTAGGGCATCTCCTGCTTTTTTGTAGGCGGTATTAGCAGACTTTAAGTCTTTTGCGTTTTTAGCAACCTTTGCTTCAATATCTTGAACGCTATCTTTAGTTGTTTCTACCCTTTTCTTAAAGAAACGGCGTTGCTCTTCAGCGTATTTGTAGTCTTTAAGTGCAAGGTCATATTTAACTTGGATTTTGCCAGGCATTATGACCTACCCATCGTTCTAAGAGAAGAGTCTTTTTCGAGTTCTGACTTAACAAGTCGAACAAGTTGGTATGCCTCTGCCTCTGTCGCTTTTCCAAATGTGGCATTAATAATGACAGTTGCACCACTGCCACCACCGCTGTTTACTGACGGAGTTGCAACACTAAGACTTGCGGGTCCACCTTGGAATTTGTAAGGGTTTTTTCCTGTTTTTCCCGTCATCCAAGCAGAGTTGTTAATTGCTCCAAGAATAGATTCAGTAGATGCACCACTCTTCAAAGCATTTACAATTGCTGTGTATCCACGCTCATCTGCTTTATTTCCAGTAAGAGTACCGATAGTTGCAGCGTAACCTTCTTCCCAAGACTTGTAGCGTTTAACGCCCACGCTGTTCATTGACTCATTGTTACTCATGTCAAGAGTTGTATTTAGCGGGTTGTAACTTGCGCTATTTTTCCAGTGACCGCCTTCATGACGCATCCACGTTGTAAGAGCAGCAATAGAACTTTCATTAACAGGTGCACCCATTTTTTGTAGTAGACCTGTAGCCCACTCTTTTTCGCTACCTGTGCCGAGAATAACCCTTGATGTTCCTCCAGCACTTGCAGAGCCAACTGAGGAAGAACCGCCAGTTGTTACACCTGCTTTTAAAAGAGCGTTAGTTGAACCTGAGCCAAATAACTTAGATAGTTGTACTTCAGAACTCTTGAGCCCTTCTGTTTCTACGCTTAAAGACGCTCCACCTACAAGGCCGTTTCCTAAAGAAGAACTGCCTACAAGTTCTTTTGGATTTACAGGGTTGTTCTTACCGCGACGTACTTCAAAGTGTAAGTGAGGACCATCTACGTTTCCTGTGTCACCTGATTTACCAATTGTCTGTCCCTTTTTAACTGACTGACCAACAGATGCCATGACCTCTGATAAGTGACCGTACAAAGTTTGATACCCATTGCCGTGGTCAATCTGTACGGTTTTTCCGTATGCCTGACCAGGGTTATCGTTATAAACAATTCCATCCATGGCTGCAACTACAGGTGTACCAATTGGAGTTGGGTAGTCATCACCTGTGTGAGAGCCCTTCCACATCTTTCCTTTTGCGCCATAAGGAGTTCCTACAATTCCACCCATAATCGGAGCAATTGCATTAGAGCCACCTGGTGTTCCACCGCCGAATGAACCACCCATAGGAGTATTGGTGCTTCCACCTGAACCACCGCGACTTTCTAGCCACTCCATAAGTTCTTGCAATCCAGATTTGCTTGGTGTTTTTTCCCCAGTTTCTGGGTCAACTGTGAAAGAACCACCAGCACCTACGCCAATTAAAGGAGAAAACTTTAAGAACTTTAAAAACCCTGTTAATTTACTTGCTTTAGCAACATTTGATGCAGCGGGACCAGTCGCTGCTGGTGCACCTTTGCCTTTTGAGAACAAACTTTTTAAACCTAATCCTGAAAGAATGGTCCCAGCACCGCCTATAAAACTTCCAACCATAGCCCCTAAACCGCCACCTACACGGCTTTGTCCAAGACCTCCCATTAAGCCACTTACGTAACCAAGTTGGTCTGCAAACCTTTGAAGTTGCCTATTTGCTCCCTCTACAATATCAGCAGCATTTTCCATCCCCTTAAGAACAGGTTTTACAAAAGAATTCAACGTTTCTACGTCAGATTGAACAATTCGCTTTGCAGAAGTTGTGGGGTTATCTCCTACACCTAGTTTTGCTAAGTCTGATTCTTTTCCGCCAGCCTTTTGAACTGCAAACTGGTAGAACAACTGTTTTTGGTCTTCTGACATACCTAAATCTGAAGCGGTTTGCTGTAAAAACCCTCCTTGAATACTGTTCATAGTTTGTTGCAAAGTTGCTTTTGGTCGACCCATAGTCATGCGGTCATAAATTTGTTGGAATACCTCAGTTCCACCACGGAACTGTTGTGTTTGTGCGTTATATGTACTAATACCTGCGCCATACAAACGAGCACTCATAGGGCCTTGTGTTAATCCCGAAAGAGCAAGGGCTGCATTCTCGTTAGCCATGTTATAGCCACGAGCAGCACCGCCAATTTCACGAAGCAAGGTGTTGTATTGAGAAGACCCTGGCATAACACCACGAGCAGCAAGCATTGCTGCAGTTGCTCCTGGAGATTGTTCGCCAGTAATTCCTAAATTACCAAGACCTTTCATGGTCATAGCAGTAATTTGCTGATAGCCCAAACCACTTGAACGTAAAGATGCTCCAAAGTAATTTGCAGAACTTGACAGTACTGAGTTTGCGCTAGGGGAACCCATCATCGCACCACCAATAAGGCCCATGCCTATCTGCGTTGCTCCTTGAGCAACTCCAAGCATCCTGTCGCTGGGGGTGAACTTTCCTAATCCGAGACGGCTATAGGTCTCTTTGCTGCGACCAACAATGTCTGTGTCAACATTTTCGGAGAAAGAAACCTTCTCCATTTGAGGCATCATGCTAGTTGAACCAGCAGTTATACCTCTATCGCCACCACCTTTTGTAGCCCCACGGACAGCACCAGGAACCTTACTAGCACCGCCACCTATTGATTTAAGTGACTTTTCAATGCCAGCAAGTTTTTTTACAATGTCGTCTAACTCTTTGTTGGTTTGCGCCAACGAGTCGTTAACTTCACCTGCCACTTGTCATCTCCTAATAGCCTTCTCGAACGAGTTCAATCCAATTTCGACGTTCTCTTACTGATAACGTCTTTATCTCAGTAAGTGTCCATCCTTGATGACGGTCTGACAGTGCCAGATACTCCGCCAACAAAGACGAATAGTCGGTTGTACTAGATACGAAATAACGTGCCCAGATTAATGGGAACGATTACCTCGCTCTCACAGTCGGGACATGTGACTGCGACATTATCGAATAGTGGACCAAAATTTCGTCTGTTAATCTCTTCTGCAATAGCCTTACGGTCACTGAGCCCGAGATTTTGAACCTGTGCTTTTCCAAGCACATCATTGCCATCAATTGTGTTGACACAATTTTCTAGCAAAATAGTGGTCAATTCAGCAACAGTCTTGTCAGAGTTGTTGACCAAATCCTTTTGAGTATGCCCTGTTGGAAGAGCAATCTCTACAGGACCTACCTTGCAATCCACAGTAAATTTACGCTCTAAAGCATTTGCCATAGGACGAACCTTGATGTCTGTGTCAAGGTTTATCTTGACATCTTTAATCTCGTTACATTCCCCGCAAATTCCTTGAAGAATAGCCTCGTTACCAAAGGTTGCCTTATAAATAGCAATCATTAGGTAGTCACGGTCACCCGCAAGAAGCGAATCAATCATGGAGTCTGTGGCTTTTTCTTCACCAATACGAACTACTCCACGGTTTAGGATTAGAAGCAGTGCCTTTCCTACGCTAGTAGAACGAGCAATTGCTTCTTCATCCTTACCGTTTAGTTCACGTACTTCTACCTCTTTGACAACCTCCCCAGCGAATGTTAAATATCCGCCAGGGAGGGTCACTACTGTGTCAGAAGGAGGCATGATGGTGACTGGCTTGACTTCCGTTTTATCGTTAGCCAAAGCCTGTGCAACCATGCTATTAATTAGTTCTGGATTTTCAGACCCTTTAACAGTTATATCTGTTTGTGTACTCAATTTATGTTCCTATTCTGTAAGTGTTTAGACTGGTGTTGCTCCACCAGTAGCAGCAGCAGGTGCTGCTCCTGCAGCACCAATTGTGCCAGCAGGTGTGAATGTCTTGCCATCAGCGGACCACTTAGCCCATGAAGCGTCAAAACCTTCGTGTACTAGAGTCATCTGCTCTACGAATAGAGAGTTGTCACCAGCGTTTAGGTCAGAGTATGCCACAGCAGTAGGCCAGGCGTTATACACCTTGAACTGCATTGCAACATCTGCTGTTCCTGCTTTTTCTGCTGCACTTAGCAATGGGACAGGGTGTGCGAGAACTTTGATAGTTACATCGCAACGGAATCCTGCTGTAAGTGTTCGTTGTGCTCCGCCTTGTACGGTTGCAAACATATTACGCATCCAGTCCCACTTCTGGCTCTTTCCAATAACCACGCCATTTTGTAGTGTGATTGGTTGGAATGAGGTCTGTCCTGGAATTTGGTGAACAGTGGTGTTGAATCCACCTTCACGGTAAGGAATCGAGTCTGTTGTCACTGCCAAGCCTGATACAGAAGTAAATCCTAGGGTTGCTGTTGCAACACCTATAGATGAACTGGTTGTATCGGTTGCAGCAAACGAAACAAGGAACCTAAAATTGCGAATCGGGTCGGTTACAAGAGTCGACCGATTCTGATAAACGATGTCAGCCATTTATGCCTTCTTTCTTAGTTTACTGTCTTCTGGCTTAAGGTGATGATTACAAACTCGGCTGGATATTGCAGAGCAACTCCAACTTCGATGTTAACTTGTCCTTGAGCAATCAGGTTGTCTGGGTTATTTTCAGCATCGCACTTTACAAAGAAAGCGTCTGCTGGAGTTGCACCACGAAGACCGCCTTGATTGCGGTATTCATTCAAGAATGAGACGAGAACTGCGTCAATACGTTCCCACAACTTCTCATCGTTATTCTCGAATAGTGCAAATTGAGTGAGGTCGCTTATCTTCTTACGTAAGTAAATAAGTGAGCGACGCATGTTTACATACTTGTTTGCTGTTCCATCTTGCTTCAAAGTACGAGCACCCATTACGGAGATACCTGCACCTGGAATCTGACGAATAGCATTTACTGGAGCAGAAGCACCGTTAAGGCTATCTAATTCTGTTGAAGTAAATACCTTCTCTACTGCAATAGCACCTTGAACAGTTGTTCCAATACCTGCTGGAGCCTTGAAAGGACCAGTTGTAGCATCGGTGTTCATGTAAAGACCAGCAACTGCTCCTGAAGGTCCAATCTTACGGATTGCACTTGCGGAACGACCAACTGGGTCAGTGATGAAGTAGTGAGGGTAGTAGACAGCAGCATGGCTTGAGCCAGCAATTGCAGTTGCCATTGTAAGAGCCTGGGCAACAGTGCGGTCTGCTTGTGGTTGTGCTACAACGAAGTGCTTTGCATCTGCTGCAGCAAAACCAATTACATCAAGATAGAAGGTGTTAGCGTTGTTTGCTCCGATGATAACGTCCAGTGCTGGCATAAAAATAACCAATGGTCGGTCGATAGTGCTAAACGCTGCAACAACGCCTTGGGTTGCTGATTGATAATCTGTTATTGCAACTGCTGAACCGTTTGAACCACCTGTAAGTGGGTAAACTGATGTCACATTTGGTGCATTCACAAGGTCTGTAACGTTAACTGTTACATACTGTGACACCATGTTAACAACGGTCATGATGTAGTCAGTAGAAGAAGCACTGTTTGTAACAATGTTTTCGTATGACTCAAGAAGAACGTCGTTAGTGTTATCAGCGGCTGTTCCTGCTACACCTTCTCGGTATACAGCAAAGTCGTAGTAACCTGCTCCAGCATTACCTGCTGTCAAACGGACACGTAGGTTGTTACCATCTGCGCCCTTGTTCTTTGCTGTTACTTCGATAGTGCTTCCTACTCCAGAAGCACGACCAATTGCAACAACTGCTGCAATTGCATCTGCTGCGATAATGCGCTTTACATATAACTCACGTCCACCGTTTTGGAAGAACGCTGCAACTTCAAAAGTTGCTGGAAAAGAGGCGTTGTAGCCTCCAAAAATCTTGGAAAACTCGTACCAAGATGACACCAATGTTGTTGTAGTTGGTCCACTCGCAAAAGGAGCAGCGACTGCTCCTGCTGCGGTAGAAGTACCAACTGCAGCAATAGGTGCAGTTAATAGGCGTTCACTTACGTAAATACCTGGGCGGTTATAAACTGCCATGTTTTTTCTCCTAACCTAGTTTTTAGTTTTGACCTGTTTGTTGCGTAATTGTGAACCTATCGACACCCACAAATTCGCCACCACGACGAAGAAGAGGGGGTCCCGAAGTTATTACTGTTTGCACCTTGTAGAGTTCTTTATATTGGGTAAGTGGCATTTCACTTGAAACACGCACTGTTATTGCATTGATGAACAGACGCTTTGCCTGTTCAACTGTGTCGCGTTTGGCTACATCTAACACATCCAAACGACGAACTGTGTCGTCGGCTGGAAGTAATGCACCAAATCTGAGTGGCAGTCTTGTAAACAAGAGGTCACTCAAAATCTGTCGGTCATGCCGTGGGTTACGAGCATACGTTGTAATTTGATAATCAATGTAGATTGGAATGGGTGTGTCTATCTTCAATCCAGCAGTTGCGTTAGATGGGCGAAGGTATGCACTATCGTAAGTTCCATCTAAAAATCCACGGGTTGCACGAGCACGGTCTTCAGCAACATCAATCATGTCAATAGTGATGTATGGGTAAGTCTGGTCTCTGAGTTCTTGGTCAGGCATACCAAACCACACCTTCACAGGACGGTTTTCGCCTTCAGCATTTGCTCGTTGGTCAGTAACCACGATGCCTTTGAGAAGTTCTTTTAGAGCAGCGTCTTCAGATAAAAATAGCGGGCCTAGTGTCATAGTTTGCCCTTCATAAGTTGTGCTGCTCGTTTCAATAGGAAACTTTCACCCATTTCTGGGCGGTTTCCAAAACGTCGAATTGCAGCAGTTAGTTGAATAGATGGGCTGCCGTACTCAAGATTGTCGGCTTCTGTCTTTATTGATGCAGGAATGTCCACAACTAATTTGTTGCCTGAATACTTGACCTTCATCTTGTTTGCAACCTGTGGAGGCCATCCACTTGCGATGCACTCACTACGGAGTTGCGAAGTCATTACCTTCGCTGTGTCAGTTGCTGCTTGATGTAATACCTGGCGGAAATCAACGGCTGTCATAGCGTGACTTCTTAAATATCGCTTTGGTTGCGTACTTGGTTCCGAAATATCCAGCAAGCAATCCAACTAAGAAAGTGTGCTGACTATTTGGTCGAATACCGTACATTCCCTTGACGAATTCATCACGCTCATTAGCAGAGTGAATATCACTAATCTGCTCGTACCATGGTGTAGACATGGGTAAGACCCCCTAGGGCTAGGCAAAACAATCAGCAAATAAAGCAGTAAAAGACCGCATGTCAATTACTGCTTAAAGAATAAAGCCCCCGTAATAACTACGGGGGCTTAACTCATTACTTCTTTTTGGCTTTGAGTTCTCTCTTGTCCTCAGCCTTTTCGCCCTTCTTACCCTCACGGGCTTCATGACGCTTATCCATAGCCTTGATTTTACGAACATTGGCTTCGTCCATACGACGGTCATCTGCCTGGTTCTTTGGCTTACGGTGCTTCTTGTCCATCTTCTCAAACTTGGCTTTTTCTTCTTTGTCCAAGCCTTTAGTTGTCTGACGGTCTTGCTTTGTGTCGTTCTTCTTATTGTAAGGAAGTGGCTTTGCCATTACTTACCCTTTCCTGAACGGGCTACTTTGCAAGTATTGCACTGGCACTTGCAGCCTTTCATTGCCTTAGTCTTGGTGCACTTGCACCCACATGAAGCACACATTACTTCTTCTTCTTTGCCTTTAGAGCCTTGAAATCTTTGCCGTCAATCTTGTCTGTAGGTGCTGCTGCACCTGCAATCTTTGACTGCTTTGGAGAAAGTGCCTTCTTCTTAGGACCCTTGCCAAAACCTGGCTCGCCCTTTTTCTTTCCACATCCACATGCTGCACACATTACTTTTTACCTACTTTCTTTGGTTTGGATACTTTCTTTTTGCCTGAACCTTCGGGAACACAGTTTGGTACTTTCTTACCGTTCTTGTTCTTAAATCCCACTTGGACGTATCCGTCCCAGCATGGGTTAGTGTCTTTTGCCATGGCTACTCCGCTGGAGTTTCTTCGGTTGTCTCCATGCGCTCAATCTCTTCGATGGCTTGCTGGATACGCTCCTGCATACGCTCATCAAGATTGCGAGTGGTTGCGTTTTCAATTTCTTCTTTTAGAACAGCGATTGCTGCTGCCTTTTGTTCTGCGTTCATTATCGACCTTGCTTCCTATGCGGGTTTTGCTTATGGTATGACTGTACTGCTTTCACGCCTTGTTTGACGTTCTTAACCCCAGCCTTTTCAGTGAGATTAATCTTGTCGTATTTCTTTAGTTTGACGTTGGTGTGCTCGACTACAACGTCGCCCTTCTTGTTCTTTGAAACCTTATGGGTTACATGAGCCTTTTTCCCAGGTACTCCAATTGCAAGAGTTACTGGCTTTTCTGGCTTAACGTCCTTCTTTTTTTCTGCCATTTTTCTTTACCTTTTCTGGAAGTTGTTTACCTTTAGGGGTTTTAGATTCCCATTCCTTTGCCATCTTT